CGGAGAAAGCATTTAAAACTCAACAAAACACATTATCCTCAACAATGGCAAGATTAAAAGAATCATTTAATGTTGTTAAAGTTGAAATTGGCGAACAACTATTACCACATGTTCAAAAAGTAGCAGATTGGATTATGGCTAATATGCCAAAGATAAAAGAAACAATAACTAATGGATTTCAGAAAATAGCGAGTGCAATAAAAGTAGTTGTTACATTAGTTAAAGATAAATTCCCTATAATGAAACAATTCTTCAAAGATGCTTTTGAAACAGCCGTAAAAGTTATTACCCCTGTTATTACCGCTATTAAAACAGCAACAAAATTTATAAAAGAACATTGGAAGGTAATCGAGCCTATTCTTGCAGGGATAGCAGCCGGAGCATTAGCTTTTAAAATTATAACTGGAGCAATAGCAGCATACAATATTATTGTAGGGATTGCAACCGCCGCAAGCGGAGCATTTAGTGCCGCAATAGCTTTTATATCAGGGCCAATTGGAATTATTATTATTGCGATTGGTGCATTAGTCGCAGCCGGAATATTCTTATATAAAAATTGGGATGAAGTAAGTGCATTTTTAATTCAAGCATGGGAAGATATAAAAGATTTTGCAGTTGATTTATGGGCATCATTAAAAGATATATTTATGAATAAAATCCCTTATGCATTAGGATATTTAGTTGGATATGTGGCAGCAAAAATACCCGAAATAATAGATACTATAACAACATTTTTTGAAGAACTACCAGCAAAAGCTGGCGAATGGATTGGAAAAACTATCAGTAAAATTATAAATATGTTGCCAGAAGCAGTTGGAGCAGCCAAAGGTTTTGGCAAAGGAATACTTGAGGGGATAATGGGATTTATAACTTCCATTCCTGCAAAAATCGGGGCAACAGTTGATAAAATAAAAGGGTTTTTCGGTAATATATTTGGAAAAGCAAGCGAAGGAGCAACAGCCGGAATTGAAGCAGCAAGAATCCCCGGAGCAGCACAAGGCGGAATTGTAGAAACAGCCGGTTCAGTTTGGGTTGGAGAACAAGGAGCAGAATTATTAACCCTGCCAAAAGCGGCAAGTATAGCACCTTTACCAACAGGTAAAAATATAATTATGAATATAAATAATCCAAAATTCTTTTCACAAAGAGATATGGATAAAATGATGGATAACGCAGTAAGAAGAATTAATTTGAAGGTGGGTTAAATGGATAGAGTTTATAAAATAGATAGTACCGAAGTTTTAGTTAGTCAAGATTGGGCTTGCGAAAAAAAATTAAATGCAAGGGCGGTTTTTGATGTTACTGTTATAGATTTATTAACTTTATCAGAAATAAATATTGGTGACAGTTTTGTAATTGAAGTTGATACCGTTATAAACTTTGCCGGGATTATTAAAGATATAGAAGAATTTGAAGAAGAAAATGGAACTTTATATTATCAGTTAGCCATTACTAATAATTCGGCAATTGCTGATAAAAGAATAGTTGGGGAAACTTATGAAAACGAACTTGCAGGAGATATTTTCAAAGATATAAGGACTAATATATTAGCAACTGAAAATGTTACAGTTGGAACAATACAAGATGGCCCTTCTATAAGCAAGGCAATTTTTAACTACATAAAAGTTTCAGATGCATTTAACAGAATAAAAGATTTGACCGGTCTTGTTTGGGAAATTGATAATGACTTGAAATTGAATTTCTATGACAGGGCGACAAATTCGGCAGCGTTTTCAATAACCGATAATTCGGTTGTTGATGATTTTAGAAGAAGAAAAACAATGAGTAAATATAGAAACGTACAGTATGCCAGAGGTGGAAGTGGAAGGACTGACACACAGACAGATGTTGTTCCAACTCCGAAACCTGATGGAGAATCAAGAAACTTTATTGTCCCTTATCCATTAGCAGAAAAACCAATTATCACAATTAATTCAACACCTATTGCAAGCACCGACATTGGGGTGCGTGGTTTTGACACAGCTAAAAAATGGTACTTTTCATACGATAGCGAAATTATAACACAGGATTCAACCGAAACCGTTTTAACTGATAGCGATACGATAACAATTACTTTTGTCGGCTTATTCCCTTTATTCGTTGAAGCTAGGGACGAAGGAGAAATTACCGCAAGGGCAACAGCGGAAGGGAACAGCGGAATATACGAAATGCTAGACACAGAAAGAAGCCTTGACACAATCCAAAGCACAGGGGATTATGCTAACGGCATATTGAGAAAATACGGAGAAGTCGCAGATAAAATTACTTATTCGACTTATACGGCAGGGCTAGAACCAGGGCAATTACAACATATTACAAGGGCATTATTTGGAATTGATGATGATTTTTTAATTGAATCCGTTATTCTTGAACCTGACGGAGAAGAATTAATCTATCATATTACTGCACTAGATGGAGCGGCAATTGGCGGGTGGGAAGTTTTCTTTAAAGATATTCTAAAATCTGGTGAGGATTATGTAATTTCTGGTAATGAAGTATTAATTAAACTACAAGCAATGACAGATAATATTATTCTTGGTGATACGGTAACAGCAACAGCAGCAGCGCCTGAAACACGTGTTGGGTATGCTAAAGTTGGATTTGGGGAGTGTGCATAATGAATTTTAATGAGGCAATAAATATAAATACAAATGTAACAGTTACAGTTAAAGACATAAAATCAGGCAAGATTTTGCAAGTTATAAAAGAACATAACCTTGCAGTAACCACAGGAAAAGACTTGTTAAGAGATTTTTTAAACGGTGATGCTGTAACAGGATTGACGTATTTGGCAATCGGTACTGATAATACCGCGGCAATAGCAGGAAATACAACATTAGGGGTTGAAGTTTTTAGAAAAGTGTATACAACTACAACGAAAACATCAGCGACTTTGAATATGATGACATATATAAGTAGCACAGAGGGAAATGGAAACACTATTGTTGAAGCAGGCTTATTCGGAAATGGTGCGACTGGGTCAGCTGATAGTGGAACGTTATATTCAAGAGTTATTCATACAGCAATTGTTAAAACAACAGCAATTGGAATAACTTATGATTGGGATGTAACATTGACAGCAAGTTAAGGGAGATGAATTAGATGGCATATGCAGGACATACATGGACAACAGGAGATGTAATAACAGCAGTTTTATTAAACGCACTTGATACATCTTACACAGCGTTAAATGCAAAAGCACAGGTTAACGGTGATATTTTAGAATTATATCATGGTGCTAATAAGAAAATTGAAACATCTGCTACCGGTGGCACAGTCACAGGAGTATTGGTTGTAGATGGGTTAAAACTTGGCAATTCTGAATATGCGTATTTTGGAAGTAGCCTCAATATGGAAATTACTCACACAGGGGGAGGCGCTTTTGTCACAAACAAAACAGGTCTTCTCTCTATATACTCAACTGCAACTAACATTGGAATGACTATAGGTACAGCAGTTAGTATGTATTATGATAATTCAGTAAAGTTAGCAACAACAAACACAGGAGTAAACATAACAGGGAATCTAGGTATGTCTGGATACATAATTTGTACAGATATTTATCCGACAGGCAGTATCGCAATGGCAGATGACCGTGCAATATATTTTGGGGGCGACGCAGATATGGCATTTTACCACACGGGGGCAAATGCTTATTTCAATAATGATACAGGAACAATGTATTTTACAAATGCGACTTTTACCGAAACGGCAATGACACTTGTACCGAATGGTGCAGCTTCACTTTATTATGATAATTCAGTAAAACTTGCAACAGCAACAGATGGAGTGGCTATAACAGGAGCATGCAAAGCAACGAATTTTGAGGTTGGAAATAATATAATTACAGATTCAACTACAACGAGAACTTTCGCATTAACAGATAATGGAATGTATATCAGGTTTACAAGTGCAAGTGATGTAACAGCCACAATTCCATTAAATTCCGCAGTTGCATTTCCTATTGGTACAATAATTGAGTGTATTAATGCAGGAGATAGTGATTTAACAATTACAAAAACAGCAGGGGTTACGTTAAATTCTGCAGACTCTAACACGAAATTAACTACTCAGTTTAAAGCTGTAACTTTGAAGAAAGTGGCAGCAGACGTTTGGGATGTTATTGGTTTGGAGGAATAATATATGTATGCAATGCTAGGAATAATTCAGCAAGCCGCTAACAACATAGACAGGTTATATCATTGTGATGATAACGCAAATAAAAATTATGAAGTGAACAAAGATACTTTAGCAGCAATAAACACAGTAACATCAATTTCGACCAGACCTTTAGGAATTGGGGGAATAGCAAAAAGATTATATCATTCTGATTTTAATACTCATAAATTATATGAGTTAAATATTGAAACCCTATTATCAATTAATGATGTTACCCCTGCTTTTACATACTCTCCGGGTATAGGAGGAATGAATAAACGCTTATTTGTAACGGATGCAGGCGCTACAAAAATTCATGAATTGAATGTAGATACTTTAGCTTCAATTAATGATGATACTTCTTCAGAATTAAATCCAAGAGGGATAGGCGGTATAAAAAATCGACTGTATTATACTGATTGGCAAGGAGATGTGAACCATGAAATAAACCCTGATACTTTTGCAAACATTAGTAATACATATTCCCCAGGCAGTACACCTTATGGGATTGGTGGCATTGGAAACAGATTATATCATTGTGATTCAGCTCTAGATAAATTGTATGAACTTAATATATCAACAATGGCAGTTTTAGATACTTATGATAGCATAGATTCAGTTCCAACAGGAATTGGTGGAGTAAAATAATAAAGGAGGTAATTAATATGATTTTACATTTTAAAAAAGGCTTGTTAAAAATCATGGGAGAAAAGGATGCGAGATGCAATTGGACAACTGAATTAGGACTTGGAGTTATGGGAGAAATTCAACAGTTCGAGGA